CGGTCGCGCATTGCCTGAAAATTATAGCGGTTGCCAAGTTAACACCGAACAAAAAACACTGGATCCCAACCAAGGAACGCAAGCTATGGCAGGAAGCTTTAAAGATGGATAGCCTACCTGCTAACGCGGTTGTAAGATATAGCGCGACCATGGTCGACGACGCCCCGCCCGAGTCATGGGAAAACTCAAGCGCGGTTGTTACTGATATCCAAAAAGCAATCGGCAAGTTATGCGAGGCATATCGCACAAAGAAAAACGGCGAGATGATAACCCATGATGAATATAAAACAGCCAAGAAAGAAAAGGCGATAGGCAAGCTGGATTTAGGCTATTGTGGCAAGTGCCGTGCCTGCTGGTCGCCTGCTGTCAAAACCGTTTCATACCCCAAACACTAAAACCAAGTGCCAGGCTTGACAGCCTGGCATCTTTCCCCCTACCATTTACAATATGCATTGTTTCTCCCAAACTAAGGGGCGCAGGCGCAGGTCGCAGGTGCCCCTCTTTTTATATAGACCAGAGGTCGCAGGCCGCAGGTCGCAGGTGCTGCATTACTTCAGCCTTAGATCCAGAGAACAAGGCCGCAGGTCGCAGGTCATCGAACCGCGAACCTTGGATCTGGGACGCTAAACCCCCCTCAAATAAAAATGCAAGCCCCTCCGAGGCCGTGTAACTAAGAATAAAACTTACACCACCACAGCGCGAATGACTGGTATGCCATGCTATCTGTGATGGTCTGATATCTATTCGGTTATTTTTTATTATTTTTAATTCTACCCAAATAGGCACACCATCTATACAGATATAGCAGTCGGGCATCCCCTCAGATACGCGGTTTTCAATCCGTTGGGCGTGACTCTTTTTCGGTAGGTATTGTTTCAATGAGTTCCACAGTTTCTTCTCTGTCATCTGATGGCGTGACATTCTTTATATCCCCCTCGATAAAAGCATTAGGATAAGATTTACGCAGTTCTGCCAGACGCGCTACGATATCCTGCTTGCTCATGTTGTCTAGCTGATGGACATGGGTTGCCTCGCGCCTGTCTATTGTCAAACCGCCAAGGGCAGAGCGTATCTTTTCAGCGTTGATAGCGGCAGAGAATTGCCCCGACTCTTCTGCCCCTCTGGACAGTTCGTCTAATCTTTTAAGCTGATTAATAAGGGTAACGCCATATCTTCTCTCAGCCGCTTGCCGTAGTTCCTTTATCAGTTCCACAACTTCTGGGAAATCATGACCATTCAAAAGCTTTGAAGCTTGGACGTTGGCAGATTTGTCTGCGTAACCAGCCATCCGCGCACATTCAGTATTGCTATATCTGCCCTCGACATAATACTTGGCAAAAGTTCTTTGCCGTTCTGTCAGCCCTGCTGGTCTGCCTACCTTGCCAGTTTTGTCTATAGTGTTTTCTGTGGGTTTTTCTTTTTCTTTTTCCATTTTTCGTCTCGCGTCCATCTTAGAAGTGTTACAACGGGATGAAAACGGGATGAGAATTTGTTAATGTTTTCAACACTCATCCCACTCATCCCACTCATCCCACCATTTTCAGAAATTTTTTTTTCAAAAAGTTTTTTCCGTAGAAAACACTATAGGGGCTATTTTGTTGTTGACTATTAGATATAGTTAGATGTAAGATGGTATATAACCATGACTCATTATATCGGAGGAGAAGAGACATGACAACAGAATTGCAAAAAGTACAGGACATAGGTTCGTGGATCGAGGACGGGGATTATCGGGTAGTTAATCATCATTCTATCTTCTTGTTCTATCCACAGAATGACGAGGCTTTACAGAACCTGATTAATAACACCGATGACGAGGCACAGTTTTTGGGTAATGCCTTGGTCGTTGAACATGGGTATGTGTCTCACTTGGTAGAGTTACTAAACAACGATGGCTGGAGGATTGTGTAATGGAAAAGCTAGTTTCTTTTGATTTCACGCTAGACAATATCATCAGTGTGAAAGCCCCGAAGGGTACAGACCCTGACACATTGCATGAACGGTTACATGAACAGTTGAAAGATTTAGTTTTTGATAACTGCGAAGTTTTTATGTTCGAAGGTATTTTTGAGGAGGACGAATAATGGGTACGAGAGCGGTTTATTTTTTCGAGGATAGCGATGGCGTGTATGGTGCATACAAGCATTACGATGGATACCCATCAGGTGCGGCAGATTTTATTGAGAATGCCAAAGAATATGCATGGCCTTTTCCGAGGTTCGAGGCTGATGAGTTTGCGGCGGCGTTTGTTGCGGCTAACAAGGCAAAGAAGGGAGGCGAGGTGCGTCTGTTGCCTATGTTTGAAAGCACGTCCATCGACATGGTGATGGAAGACCATAAGTGGTGTGACTATTATTATGTCATTAGTTGGGGTGTTGAGGTTTCAAAACTGGTGGTTGAGATTTACGGAAGAAAGTATAACGCTGTGTTTGATAGTTATGATTGGCATAAAGAAGCAGAGATGACGCATGACACAATGTTACGCGCATATGCGGAGGAAAGCTGATGGGCAAGCAGTATAAGCCTGTCGATGGCTGTGAAGAGTGCGAGTTCTACGAGAGCGCGTGTATTGAATGCATTATGTATGGCGAGGCCGAGGAGGTTGAAGATGGGCAAGTTAAAACAGAAGATGATTGAAGAGATGGACATGGCGCGTGAGTGCGGTGATCTGCGTGGTGATGGGGTTATGTTTACCTGTCACCCAACAGACCATCTGGATTGGTCGGAGGTATCACGTTTCATTTATCGGTTACGCGATTACTACGAGTTGGATGGTCGGGAGATTATCGAGGTCAATACCTATCACAATTCAGGCCATGACCTGATGTCTAATACACAAACCAAACCAGCCGAGAACGGCATAGAAATTCAGTGGAGGGAAAGTAATGTCCAGACAATATAAATCAGCAGACGAGGTGGTGGCATTGCTACGCAGAGAGGATGTGGAGATTGCCAGCTACAACAGGGATGAAGGTGTCCTGTGGCTGACCATCCCTGTCGATGACCCAGTCGAGGATATTGTATTGGATGATTTCGAGCGTGGGTTTGTCACTGCCTTTTGCCTAGAGATAAACGACAGGGTTCGGGCTGAGTATGCAGAGTTGGGTCATGTGGACACAGAAGAATTACCATGTGATGACTGGGCAGATAGGTATTGTCGTGTGCCACCGAACGAGGGGTCGGACGGTAAAATGTTTGATATCAATTACGGCTTCATCGAAGACAATGGCAGTTACAGGTTTTGGGCTACGGCCTATCCAGTGGTGGATTGCGGTGAAGTTACAAAGACAGATGGTAACAGTTATGTGAGGATAGTGTAATGCTTAATAAACGTGGAAGACCAAAGAAAGTTAAGACTGTACAGGTAAAGCTAACAGAAGCAGAAATTTCTACCCTGCTTAACTTAGTAGACCTACGGCACGACAAGTTGTTGGAAGATGGGTATGAGGATGACTGGGCTTATACGCAGGATGCATACCCTCAGATGGCGCGGATATATACCATTGGCGCAAAGCTATTTGAACTGAAAAGGAAGGTGCAAGACGATGCTTGATTTAACAATCACCTTAACCCCAGACAGCGGAGATGTTTTGTTCATAGTTCGTGTTGCTGGGACAGAAACTTATGACCGTTTACTGCTTACCACAAAGGGGTCTGATGCAAACTTAATGGGCGATGACCCCTACTGTCCTGTGATTTCAAAAAACATCACATACAAAACAAAGAAGTCTGCGTTGATTGCTTGGGTTTATGACTGGCTCGACAGCCAAGATAAGTACGATATTTAAGGAGAACAAAGATGCCTAGAATATACATCACATGGGAATGGGAAGAAGCCTTTGACAAGTTCGGGTTCGGGGATGGCGATGGCTGGAACGGAACGCATGAGGTTGAAGGTGAGATTGAAAGCCTTGGTTATACCTGCGAGACGGATAGCTGGGGCATACATAACTATATGATTTTCGATATCAAGAAAGACGGCAAGTCTATCCTATTTCCTGATAAGAACGACACGGGCGTGGATCTAGATGACTGGTTGCCGGAGGTGAGGCAAAGGATCGAGGATCGAGGTGCAACGCGCACGGACGTTGAACCTTTGGGCTATGAGCCAGCGCGTAATTACTTGCCGAACGATATCATTGAACATCTGGACAAGGTGTTCAACGAAGAGTGGGAGGATGATTATTATGCGTAGGGCGGCGGATATGACAGTCGAGGAGTTCAAGGAGCATCTTGCTCGGCAGATGGATGAAGTGCTGCATTTTGATAACTATCGTGATGGGCAGAGACGCGCAACTAGGACGCAACAAACATACTCAACGAAGGTGGCTATGCAACGTGGGCGGACTAGCAAGTGGGGGTATTTTGGGTGATACATTGCAGAAAGTGTGCCAAAAAGGCTATCGTCATAGAGCAGGGGTGGTATTACTGTTGCGAATGTTGGATGAAAATATTTGGAGGGAAGATTAGTGAACACGAGGATAGGAAGCAACAGGAAGGGCACGACAAAGTTTAAGGTGCTGGTCGCTGTAGAATGCATCAAGGAATATAATGTGGTGGCGAAGGACAAGAAAGAGGCCAGCGCATTTGCTGAAGCTAGAGCCATGAAAAGAAACAAAGACCTTGCGAACAAAGGATATGTCGTGGGGGATGTTGAAACAGCCTTGGTAGAGGAACTAAAGAAATGAAGACGGAAAAAGAAAAGGCGGACAAGGCATCAGATTTGGTAATGGATTTGCTCGACCAGATGAAAGAGTTGGATCTAGACCCAGACTATGCGGCCTTTGTCATGCTGTCTACAGGCGCAGGACTGGCGATAGCCAGCAATCGTGACTCGCCTATCGTGGTTAATCAGCTTATCGCAACAGCGTTGCTGGTAGCAAATCAAAACGTCCTGGGGGCAGAAGCCGACCAAGAGGAAGATGAGGAGGGGGATACAGATGAAACATTTCACTGATGGCGATGGGTCATGGCAAATGCGGTTGGACGCAGGTCGCTGTCCCAAATGTTGTAGCAACCTTACGTTGAGTAAAGTAGACGGAACTATCTTTTGCGATGTATGTGGCCTTGAGGTTGTTGACAGTTCGATAGTATTTGATACTATATCAAATAAGGACAAGGAGTCTGAGATGGAAACACATTTAATGCCTGACGAACAAACTATCGCGGACAGAGAACCGAGGATGCAGTGGCAAGAAGCAGTGTCTTTGATCGAAGGTATTCTATTGGATGAAGCCGAAGACATAGAAAAGCAGGACGGTAATCCTGAGTTAGCGAACGAAGTCCGTGCCGCATGGCATAGAATTTTACAGGGGTAATTATGTCGGACGATAACGTAGTTTATCTGCACAGTAAACTTGTGTTCAAAGCAGACCCAGTTCCAACAGTGTGTGAACTTGCAGGAAAGATCCTAAAGGATGTGGTTATCATGGGGGAGGCAGAGGATGGGACTATCAAGATGATGACAACCCAGCCCGACCCCGCAGAGATTTTATTTTATTTGGAGTCTGCCAAGTTTGCTATCATGGCAGGAGGAGGATTGGATGACGGAGATTAATGTAAGCACTGCTGACTTTTTAGATGTGTGTGAATTGTATTACAAGGGCAAGGTCAACATCGAAGAGGCTACGGCTATGATTTGGGGCATACTTCCTGAACTAAAAGAGGAAGCTATTATGGATATGCTGGAGGGTTTCGAACGGGACAACGTAGTTCCTTTCGGAAAATAATAAAATGTTCAAGTACAAAACAAAACCATACGCGCACCAAGAGACTGCGCTACAGAAGTCCTATAACAAAAAGAACTACGGTTACTTTATGGAGATGGGTTGTGGCAAATCAAAGGTTCTCATCGACAACATCACTTGGCTCTACGAGGAAGGTGAGATCGACACCGCTATCGTCGTCGCACCCAAAGGAGTCTATCGCAACTGGCAGATATCAGAGATACCGACTCATCTACCAGAGGACATTGAACACGAGGTATATGTTTGGAGTGCGAACCCAAACAAAAATCAACGTGAAAAGCTGTCCGCTGGGGTTGAGGAGCGTAAGAAGCTCCGCATTCTATTGGTCAACGTGGAGGGGTTTGGCGCGTCGAAAAAGGTTGCTCAATATGTGGAGCATTTTACACGAGGTTCGTGTTTCCTACTTGCGGTTGATGAGAGCACAACTATTAAGAACCCCAAAGCCAAGAGGACTAAGGCTCTGGTTAGCCTTGGTCAGAGTGCAGCGTACAAGCGTATACTTACCGGGTCGCCCGTTACTAAATCGCCTATGGATCTCTACGCGCAATGCGGATTCATGGACAAGAAACTACTCGGCTTCGACAGCTACTATTCGTTCCAAGGACGATACGCTATCACGAGAACTCAACGCATGGGTTCGCACAGTTTCCAGCAGATTGTGGGATATCGCAACCTTGAAGAACTATCGGACAGGCTGATGGGCTTTTCCTATCGGGTGACCAAGGACGATGCTTTGGATTTACCTGACAAGGTTTACACTACCCGCGAAGTAATGATGTCTAAGGAACAGCTAGAGTACTATCACTCTATCAAGACGGCGGCTATCGCTCTGCTAGATGATGGTCAGTTGGTGTCGGCACCAGCAGTCATGACCCAGTTACTGCGCCTACAGCAGGTGTTGTGTGGGCATCTGATGACGGACGATGGAGAGTTAGTCGAGTTCCCAACCAGACGCATTGACGCCCTCCTGGACACGGTTAACGAGATGTCTGGTAAGGTAATCATCTGGTCTAGGTTTCGGTATGACATAAGAAAGATAGAGGCAGAACTAGCCAAGGTTCACGGGCCGAGTTCCGTTGTCACATATTATGGGGACACCAGTGATGAGGACAGGCAGACGGCTGTTCGCAGGTTCCAGTTCGAAGATGCAAGGTTCTTCGTGGCGAACCCACAGACAGCGGGTTATGGTTTGACGTTAACTGCGGCAACAAATGTAATCTATTATGCCAATGATTTTAATCTGGAGACTCGCGTCCAGTCAGAGGATCGGGCACATCGGATTGGTCAGAATCATTCTGTGACGTATGTGGATCTGGTGACAAAGGGAACGGTGGATGTTCATATTGTGAAGACTCTTCGGAACAAGATTGATTTGTCTGCGAAGACGTTGGGTGAAGAAGCGCGTCAATGGTTGGAACTTGACCCCCGCAAAAGTGCTGATTAGCTATTTTGTTTGCGGCGTTTTTAGTGCCTTGGGCTGTGGGAAATCGGGATAGTTGATGTGGATACAGCGCACATTTCTCGGACTCTAGGTCTACATACAGAAGTCGAACGCCAAGTTTTTGTTGAGTTGGTTTTAACATTCGTGAGATTATCGAGCCGTCTTTTCTGCGGCCTACAGTCTTCACATCAAACAAAAGAAATTCACCTTTAGGGGTGAGTGCGATAAGGTCGATAGGACCTTGTTCAATAAAAGGAGCATAGACGTAACAGTTTTGTGAGATTAACCATTGAGCCGCGATTAGTTCAGAGCGTTTACCGTCTCTAACTTTATGATCTGGTCTCATATCTTACTTGACCCCCCGTCTAGTTTTAGATATGTTGTATAAAGGGTAACACATGAAACATGAGGTGGCAAATATGAACCAGAAGAAGTGGCGGTCAGTCGCAGTATCCGTAGACCTTTACAAGGTTTTGAAAGAACGTGCGGACAAGAATGACAGAAGTGTTAGCGGTGAGCTTGCACATATTATTAAAAACGCAGATCAAGAAGCTGCTTGACATACCTCTGGGGAGTGGGTTTATACTCTCCATCACGCCCGAAGGGGATAAACTTTAACGTAGAAAGTACAGGAGATTGTACGATGAGCGATGTGTTTTCGCTATTTGATGAGGAAGTCGATGCC